AACAAAGATGTTTTCATGAATGTAAGGTGACAACCTTTTCATCCAATCTTCAAGATCTTCACTATTCTCAGTTCTGCGTACAACATCTGCTTTAACATCTCGCATTAATGCTCGGATTCTGCGAGTGTTGGTTTCAACTTGTCGACGCAGTTTCATATTATTAGTCATAGTTATCATGCTATTTTAGCTAATAACTGCTCTGCTTCCTCATGTCCAGGTAATGGAACCTGATAACCATAATCCGCATCATCTTTAGTTTCAGTTACAGTTTCAGTATCCACTTTAACACCAGACTCCGCTTGAACAGTAGCACTGATTAACTCTTTCCACCATGGAGCATTATAATCAATAACACCGGATTGTACAAAGTCTTTCAAGGTGTTAACAAGGTTTAAGTAGTCTTTTTCAATGAATGATTCATACTTGAACTTAGGTGCATTAGCAGATGGTCCGAAATTCAATGCTACAATTTCATTGATTTTCTCCTGCCAACATGCAGCTTTATCTTCCTGAATACCATTCAAGATATTCATACTCATACGGAATTGTACGTCACTTTGACTGTATGATCCGGTTTGACTTGGGTCTCCCATGAGTAAGTTACCGAGATAAAAACGTCTGAAAATATAGTTATCAAATAAAGTTAAAGCTTTGAAAAATGTATCGCCACGATGACTTGATTCTAATACTCCCAGCTCATCATCTTTACCAACAGTTAAATTAGTTTTACCGCCGCTGACCTTGTCGAGCATTTGTCTGACTTTACGGGCGTGGGTGCTGTTGGCTACTTTGGCAAATATTGTTGGTGCTTCATGTTTGTGTAGGTAGGTTAACAGCCAGTTCAGGATATTCTTTTTATCATTGGTGTAATCAGCAATTTCAACTAGAATACTATGACCTTCAACCTCATCAAACTCAGCATCAAAAGCATAATGTAAACACTTGCCGACTGGTATGTCAACATTGCCGTAGTTGGTTTCCTGGTGGAATGCTACCAGTTTTCCTTTGTCATCGAATTGGAATGGTTCATGCTGCAGGGTTCTCATGTGGACGGGGTATACTCCTTTGAATACTATCTTGTTTTCTTTATTGAGAGTATACACTATCTCATTTACACTAAAACCATACTTAATAGCAGTATTCATATTCTTGTCAACTTTACGGAACGGGGTTTCCATTTCGTTTAACATCTCTTCGACAAATTCTTTGATGGCCACGTCTTCAGGGTCGTCACTCGCAGATGTCAAAATATAATTCTTGGATAATAGGAAATAGTTCAAGATATCCAAACCAACCTTAACCTGCGTATCTTTACAAATCTTCTGAATCTGAGCATAACTCAATTTATTAGTATCATATTCAAGATACCTGATATAACCATTATTACCATGATAATAATCCTGTGTGCTTGGTTTGGATTCTTTTTTGTCGAGTTTGAAGAATCCTTTTGTTGTTTCTATAATTCCCATAAATCTAACTCCTTATTTTTTTTTTAGTAGCTGGTGTCTCCAGTTCCGTAAATATCATCATCATAAATACTATTCAAGTAATTAAAAGCATAACTGCAAGCGTCAACGATGTCTTTATGTTTTGCGTTAGGAAATGCTTTTAACTGATTAATGAAAATCTGACGTTTAGTTTCATCCATAATATAAACATGAATCTTACCATCAAGGATAGCATGTTTAAAAGCAAATGCTCTGTCAACTTTACTTCCTTTCGGTAAGCTTTGAATGCAATTGTAACCTGTTAAATAATCCTCATCCCATAATCTGTATAGTTCACCTGAAGCTCCGCTTTCAGTTCCAGGTTCAATTAATATTGGTGTATTAGGTGTATCCATTCTGGCTACACTTTGGACATGGTGGATGTTCTCATCTCCGAATTGTCCGTATTCAAAATCAGTTATTGCGTAATGCCAATCGTCAACTTTGAACATTGGCACGCCGGCGGTGAAATCCTTTTTCTTATCATATCCGCCTTTTACTTTGGTGAATGCCATGTCCCAGCTTCTACAATTAGCTATGTAATATTGGTTAAATGGTTCGTCATGGAAAATCAGTTTGTCAACGTTAAAGTAATCTCCGGTTTCGTCGATTGGCTTTTGTTGGAATAGGCTTTGGAATAAACGGTCTCCCATTTGCTCCGCTTGTTTTCGGAGATATTCTAATGTGTATCTCTGTGGCCATAATGGTGTGCCGTCTTTTTTAATCGCACTGAATTCAATAAACTCATAGTCATCAGGAAAGTTTTCTTTCAAGTATCCCTGAAGGTCTTCACTATGCCAACGAGTATGTAAAATAATTAGCTTACTGTGTGGTTCAAGACGCTGCAGAATCATTGTCTTAAACCATTCTATTTTTTTAGTTAACAATGTTGGTGTGATGTCATCGAATCCTTTGTATGGGTCATCTATTATCAGGTAGTCTGCGTCTTGTCCTGTGATAGATCCACTTGCACCAACTAATCTTATGCTGCCTTTGCATAATGTACCGTCACCACGTTCAAACATTAAGTGTGTACTGGAATGTTTTACGTCAGATAGATAAACGTTGAATAATGGACCATATCTTTTGACTCCTTCTCTTAATCGTATCCCGAAGTTCTCACTTAAACTAGCTTCAGCATTTACTATTAAGATTTTAGTATCTGGATTTTTGAATATTAACCATAATGGGAATGCTAGTGTAACCATTGAAGATTTACTGTGCCTTGGCGGCATAGCTACACATAGCTTATTGATTTTGCCTTTGTGAATATCAGTTAATTTAGCAGCTAATGCTTTGATGTGTGGAGTTTTGATTTTACTGTCTTCATAATCGGATGCTACATAAACTTTATAGAATGGATATAAGTTTCTAGTCACTTTCCTCATCTGAGCTTTCGAAATCATCTAATGCATCCTCTATTACATCCTCATCAAAAAACTCTTCAAAGTTAATTCCATTATTGATATTTAATTCTGATTTGTCTTGACCTTCCAATTTAGCTAATGCATTTAATAATGGAGTTATCAATTTCAATTGTTGTGCGTAAGGTAATGATTTTACTTTTTCGGGGAGGTCCTCAGTCAAAAGGAATAGGAATTCTTTTCCTTTTTCTTTACAATAATCTATAGCTACCTTTTCTTTGATTTCATCTTTCTGAAATTCTCGTCTCTTTTTTTTACAATTCTCAATATATTTTTTATTGTTACAATAAAAATGAACCAATGATTGAAAAGGTATTTTTACTCCAAATTCTTTTTCAATTCGGTTAGATATCTCACTACATTTCAAATCATCACAAAATAAATTAATAACTGTGTCGCTGTGCTTTTCATAAAATTTAGCATACTTACCAGTTAGTTTTAATTCCATGAAAAACACCAATCATAAAAAGTCATACACGGTTTCACCGATTTTTTAAAAATAATTCAATTGTATGTGGAGTTTATTTATTTGTTTTCCTTTAAATCGTTTTGAAATTATTTTTAATGTATTGTTTATCTGTTATTTTGTTAAATGAGATTTGTTATTGATTTATAATTGATTTAAGTAGTGGGTAATCATTGTTAATTATATAACATTGTTATGCTTTATAGTGTATTCTCTAAAAATAGAATATTATTTAAAAACAAAATTTAAAACAAAATATAATACTCCTAAACCAATTCCAATAACTGTTAAATATTGGTTGGTTTTTGCTCTGTCATCGTCACGTTGTTGTTTCTGTTTTTTTTCAAGTTTTTCAAGGTATTTGTCTTGAGCTTCTATTTGGGTTTTTAGTTTGGTGACATCTTCTTTTAGGTCATTATCATCTTTTATTGAATTTACAACTACATTATTAACTGTTTCAGTTAATTTATCAATTTTAGATTCAATCCGCCTGTTATCTTCAATCAATTCATTAATCCTTTGAGCTTTAAAACCATTCTTTGCTTCTAGTTCTGCCGTTTTTCTTGCTATTTCCTGTATTTGCTCTTCATGTTGTAGGCAGGGAGTTTCAATATGTGGAGTACTATTGGGCAATATCATCATCTCCAACTTCAGGATACTCTGGGTTTTCATAATCCACAGTTGGATCTACATCTTCGGTTTGATTATATTTTGCTTCGACTAATAATTCTGCAATGTCTACCCTTTTGTTTTCTGTACCCTGGGCGAGAATATATCCTGCAAGTATTACCAGGAATGATGCAATGAATGCGTATTCTGTGGGCAGTAGTTTTGCGAGTTCGTCTTTTCCAACGTATACTATGAATGCTGCAATGAATGCTATTGCAGTTGCTATTTTACTTTTATATTTGTAACTTTTAACCATGGTTAATCACTTTAAAAATAG